GTATGAAAGATCTTGCACCCCCCCTCATTATAGAATAGAGAGAAAAGAAGAGAGAAAAGAAAAGAAAAGAAAAATAAGCGCCAGCTCCGCCGGCGCCTTCTCATCTTTCGAAAATCCTTCTTCTGTCGAAGAAGTTGCTTCGCAACCTAATGAAGATTATCAGCTTAAAACTATTAGTAGTGAGATTAATTCACCACACAACATAACATATAATTCAGGACGTGGAAAAAGTGAACAAAATAAACTAAAAAATAACGATTTACAATTAAAGGAAAACTATTCCCCACCTGAAACCGAGAAAATCAAGCGAAGACATAATGTTGAAACAACTAATGCACAGCACGACTCTCTCGTAGAAAAATATGGCGAAGAGCTCGTTTCACGAGCATATGACTATCTCTCCGAGTGGAAAGAAGATAAACCATCCAAAGAACTCAAAAAAGCGTCCGACTACGGACGTCTCAAGAAATGGGTGTTCAACGCCATCAAAGAAGCTGACATCAAAGAACGCGAACTGAAAGTTCGAGAGGAAAAACTTCAAAACTCCACAGAAAAATCAAAGCTTTCCCAAGAACTCCAATGGAAAATGATCAACGAGAAAACTGTCTATAATAACAAAGAACGTTGGGGAGAAGAATTAAGTCATATTGTAGTTAGAGGTAATTGGGTTGTAAATTCTAAACTTTCGGGAAAAGATATATTATTAACCCTATCTCCTGAGATATTCAATAAAAGATTATGTGATTTAATTGGAGTAGAGTATAAACCATGATAATCGATTTAAACTCTAATTCTTCAAGAGAAAATTCGTTGATTTCCGATGTGGCGCGTGTAAATTCAAATTTGAATTTGGAAAAGTTTACTCTATGGCAATTTTCTCATTCGCTTCCGAAAGGGGTTTTTATTTCTCACAGCAACGACAAGACATGCATCTACATTTCGTTCAACCCCAGACGCATTGAAGTAGAGTATGAATTGCATCTTCAAGCAAACACATTTTGCAATCCTGTTTCGCTTTTACAAAGCAAAGAAGAATTTATTAAAGATTTAAATTTAAACTATACAAAGTATTGTAACATATCAAAAGAATATTTTAAAAAATTAGATTTGAACAAAATTGTATGAATGTGATAAACAACATTGCTTCTAATGCAAACCATTGAAAGTGAGGTAAGTATGTATAAACAAGACGATTTCATTGAGAAACTTAGACACAGTCTTCCAGACCCGTGCAGAACGAAAGATTTGATCGAAGCTAGGATATACAACTCTGAACAAGCCGCAGCCGCAGCTAGACGAAGAGGCAATTGTCCAACGTTTTTCAAATTAAACGAAAGAGTTGTCATGTATTCAAAAGCGGATGTCATCGCATATATGCAATCCAAACGCCATGCCACTGAGAACGTTATTTCCATGACCCCAGAGCGAAAAAAATTCATTACCCATGTCAGGGTAGTGCCCCAATAATTATCGTTGACAAGAACCACGGAAGAAAAATTTTACTTGATATGATTATTGAAATTCCAGGAATCCCAATAGCAAAAATACGAGCAAGATACCGCGTTCGCGGTGGCTTTGCTCGAACATATGACCCCCAAGAAAAACTTAAAAAAGGCGTCATTGCGTTTTTGCAAAAATATAAACCAGATTCCTTCGCAGATAAATATTCTGTCATTCTTGATTTCTATCTTCCGTACCCATCCGTTAGCAAGAAGGAAAAAAATCTTATCTCATGGGGAATCCAAAAAAAACCTTCGAGAAAAGATATTGATAATCTTGCTAAATTTTACCTTGATTGTGCCAACGGAATTCTCTTTCCCGATGACAACATGATTGTAAATCTTTCAGCATCAAAATGTTATGGAAATAATCCAAAGGTTGTGATAAATATCCAAACTATGGCAACAAAAAAAATTGACGACCAAGCACAAGTTATACTCTCACAAATATCTAAAGAGCAATTTCAAGAATTTCTCGAAGATATAACCGAATTGTCAAATCTTAATTTGACTGATGAAAATTTAATCCCTTTTTACCTCTCCAAATTTGCTGATAAATACGTTGATAAGCTTGCTCTTATCAATCGCAAATGTCCCGGCTATTGGAGGAAATTTTTTGTCCAACCTCTAAAGGAAGCTGTATGAAAGAAGAAATCAGCGTTTTTAAAATTACTTTTTGTTTTATTTTCTCCATAATGATTTTAATCGCTTTTTTGGGCTTCATGTTAACATCATGCTGCACACTTTCTTTCTCAAACGTCATGACATCCGGTACCGCCAGTGATGTTGTTGATGATGATGAACAAATTCGGTCCAGTCCAGATATATCCCCAACCCTTAATTTTCGGTAAAAATATGAAATATCAAATCCAAGTCCATTTTGAAAATAAAGGCCAATATTGCTTCGAATATGAGCCAGAACCAGAAGAACATATCAACGATTTTATTTTGCGCTATGACAACGGCGAGAAATTCCAACTCACAGGCGATGAAAATACAACAGCACTCATTAACATGGACGCAGTAACTTCAATCATCGCATTACCTATCATCCCAGTAAAAGAAAAACATAAAGAAAACATTGTACCATTCCCGGAGCTATAATATGCCACTCAAAAAAGGTAAATCCAAAAAAACAATTTCATCTAACATTCGCACTGAAATAAGCGCAGGAAAACCTCAAAAGCAAGCTGTTGCCATCGCGTTAAGTGAAGCACGACGAGCAGGCGCAAAAATTCCTAAACCCAAGAAAAAAGGAAAATAACATGTCTAAGCAATCAGAAAAGAAAAACGAAGCCATTCTTTCCGAACGGCGTAAAGGTTCAAACAAAATGGACAAAGAAGTCAAAAAGAAACTTCTCATTGTCCAACCTCTGGAAGTAACATCTCATAAAACATTAGGTAAAAGCAGTCGCAAAAAAAAAGGTAAAAAATGAATTTAAAAGCATTCGGGAAACATATCATCGTTGAAAAGGCCAAACAGGAAGTGAAAAAAGGCTCCATTCTTCTTCTTAAAGAAGAAAACACGAATTTTCAGGCTAAAATCTTTAGCACAGGTGATAAAACTGATGCAAAAGATCTCATCGGCAAAAACGTCCTTGTGCGTGCCTTCGCCGGCAACAAAGTAGATGAAGATGATTCAAACACATATCTCCTGATTTCTCAGGAAGATATTTTAGGAGTTTATGAGTGTAACTGAAGGTTTATCTCCACGAATCGCCCAGAAATGTACGTAAAAAGAGGAAATAATGAATAAGGAAAAATGGGTTATTCATTTAGATGGCAATCAGGACGTCAACGAAAAAGATAAATCATGTTGGTCTATTACCACAAATCCAGATTACCCGGGCTGGAACACTGATTCAGCGTATTATGGGTATGGATTGCCAAAAGAATTAGCCCAATGGATCTGTGATCAATTGAACAGGAGCCAAGAGATATGTCCATATGAAATAAGATATCACTTTTGGGAAAAAAAGAAATAGGAGTAGATTAATATGGCTTCAATTGAAAGCTTATCTCCACGAATTGGAGAGAAATGCACTTACCTGACTGAAACATCTTCGCCAATACCTCCAAACCAAAAATGTCTAATGTGCATGAAGGCAATCGCTTCTAAAGCCTTTGCATCTATAGAAGAAGATCAAAAGAAACGCTATATTTGCACGCATGAATGCTTCAAAAAATATTATTCAGTTCCGGTTTTTACATTAGACCCGACTGCAAAAAAAGGTAGACGCCAACTGAAATTTGCTGTCTCTAAAGAAGATGGTTCATTGAGCGCCCAATTTCAAATCAAAAATGTTGTTCTCCCCAAAAAAGGTGATGAAAATGGTTAATATGTCAAAAGATCAATTTATTGCATTGGTCAAAGGCAGGATTTATAGAAGATTTGCATTTATCAAAGATCAAGAATTTGAAAACTTTTTAAATGGCGAACCCTTCACTATTGACTTAACTCCATTTTCTAAAGACGATGAAAAAAGATTTCTGATTATGAATATACTAGAGGAAACACAAGAAAGCTTAACAATGCTAGAAGATGCTGAAATTCTAAATAAGGAAACATTTAAATTTGCAGCATTCCCCACAGAATCAATGAAAGTTCAAGTAGAAATTTCAACTAAAAACATATAGGAGAAGAGAATGGATAAAAAGATTAAGAAGATTCAAAAAGACACAAAGAAAATTGAGAAGGAAGAAAAAGAACTTCTAAATGCCGATCATAAACGTGATAAAGTTTGCGATTATGGCAAGAAAATGATGAAAAAGAAAAAGTAGGTTTCTATGGCTAAAGAAAAATGGATCCAAAAAGCACACATAAAAAAAGGCGCCCTTCACAAAGAACTTGGCGTTCCTGCTGAAAAGAAAATCCCTCAAAAAAAACTTAAAGCTGCTGAAAAAAAAGGAGGTCTCGTCGCTAAACGTGCTCATCTTGCAGAAACTTTGAAGCTTCTTCGGAAAAAGTAATGTGGCCAAGCGACAAAAACGCGACCCATATTCCTATTCTTATCTTCTTGAGGAAAAAATTGCAGCAGAAAAAAGATGGTTTGAAGTCCTCAAAGAATCAACAAAGCCATCTATCCTTTTGGGTATTGAATCACCAAATAGAAGTGCAATTGACGCAGCAATATCCACACTAAATGCCATCGATTTTAAAATTCTCAAAACGCCCCACCGCGCTCTTATCTGCTACAAGCTCGAAAGCAATCCCGAACTGAGATAAAACGCATATTTGCATGTGCGACAATGTTCGCGCAGGAGGGTGCTTAAAAATTGATACAAGCAATTGCGCCTCTTCATCCCGGGGATAGTATCTCGGCGTCCCGTATGCGTTCCTACGCTCAAATTTCATGCGTCCTCGTTAGATTTAGAATGTTCCCTGAAATGATCAATACCATCATTAACGCCTACCAACACTGTTTGACATGCTGTTAAATGATTAGGCGCCACCGTCAAAGCATAAAGTGTTATCTCACTAGACAATGCAAATATAATTTTTTCGGGAGGCAAATAAGAAGTTGCCATATCTATAAATGAATTAAAATCATCTCTGATTTTTTGAAAATCGCATTCACTCATTTTTCCATCCTGTAAACTTATGTAAATTTGTCGATTGGTCAAACACACATTCGCGCTTGCCGATCAATTTATTGGTCTGGTCAGATTCACATTGATAAAGTAACAATGTGCCTCTGTGGTGCGAAAGGCACTTACTCGCGTAGCCCTTAGCCTTTTTAATGTTATCAGCCCAAAAGGATTCTTCGAATCCATTGGAACAGTAAATTGTAAAATTCATGCCTTGACTTAAATCGTAAATGCTCTAAAATCTATGCGTATTCAAAACCCTAAACACGGGGCTCCTAGCACCCTTAATACCATCTCCGGCCGTTAAGGGTGTTTTTTATTTCTTTCCAAACGTGCCATTAATGCTCTAGCAATTGTACAACTATCAATTCTAGCAATTTCATAACCTAAGGAATTGACTTCAAAAAAATTTAAAAAATGTCCATTACTTTTGCACCTATTTGAAAATTCTTCATCAGTCATATTAAATAATTCTTCAAAGAAAATTTCCTGGTTTTTTTTATGCATTTCTAACGCATCCACATTACATTCCCTTTTTTAATTTTTAACGACTAATATATATGAACTAATATCTATTAGTCAATATAATAGATAGGTAGTGAGAGTAACAAAACCTAAAGCTGTGTAAATCAGATGTTTAAGATTGATTTTTCTTCTTAATTCTTTCATTCTTAAAGAAAAAAAACTCACCAAAATGGCTATTTCAAATGGGCATACAAGGCGTAAAATTCAATCCTTCTGATAGCGATATTAGGGACACCATAAAAAGATGCGAAGGCGTAATAAGCGAAATGGCACGCCATTATAAAGTATGGCGAAGCACAATGTGCGATTATTTAGATGATCATCCAGAATATAAATTATTAGTTGCAAAAGAGCGCGAGCAATACATTGAAAATATGTGTGATGATGCTGAGCAAACCGTTAAACGTTTAATCAAAGACAAAGAAGAAAAAGCAGTATCTCTCAAAGCTGCACAATACGCCTTAAACAACCAAGGCCGTAAACGCAATTACAATCACCCAGAAGTAGAAGCAGCCGAACGCAGCTTAGGACTACTTGACAAAGCAAAAACTCTAAAAATATTACCATCTAATGACAACACCCAAAGCAGTGCTCAATGACCCGTTACAAACCATTACATTATCTCACAAGCAGCATCAAAGCATCATTGACAGCGATGCGCGATATAACTTCTGGGTGGGTGCCGTGCGTTCTGGCAAGTCATTTAGTAGCTTGTGGCGTTTCGTGGATTTTATACGTACAGCACCACCCGGCGAGCTGGCTATCATCGGGAAGTCTCGCGATACGATTAAGCGTAACGTATTAGGGCCTCTTAAAGATCTCTTAGGCGATAGATTCCAATACTACTTAGGTAAAGGCGAAGCTACTTTTCACAATCGAATCATTCATTTAATTGGCGCAAATGATGAGCGCGCTGAGCATAAGATTCGTGGTTGTACATTAGCCGGCGCCTACGTTGATGAGGTTACGATTATACCTGAGAGCGTCTTTGAGATGCTTAAATCACGTTTGAGCGTAGCAGGAGCTAAACTCTTTGGAACCACAAACCCTGATTCCCCTTTTCATTGGCTTAAGCGTGACTTTCTTGATCGTACAGATCTTGATATTAAAGTATGGAACTTCAATCTAAATGACAATCCTTCGCTTGATGAAACATTTAAGATCAACCTGCAAAAAGAGTACACAGGGCTTTGGCGTGAGCGTTATATCGAAGGTAAATGGGTACTTGCGGAAGGCACTGTCTTTGATTTCTTTGACAAAGAAAAGCATGTGATACCTGTTGCACCTGGTAATGCTGATTATTATGTACTTGGAATTGATTATGGCACAACGAATCCATGCGCATTTGCTTTGATAGGATATTCCAAGCGCACATTTCCTAATAGATGGCTTGAGAAGGAATACTATTGGGACAGCAAGAAACAATTGAGGCAAAAGACAGACACAGAATATGCACAAGATCTACAAAAATTCATTCAAGGATACAATGTCAGAGCGATTTACATTGACCCTTCGGCGGTATCTTTCCGTGTCGAAATGCAGCGTATGGGCTTTACAGGAATCATTGAGGCCGAAAACGAAGTACTTGACGGTATACGATATCACGCGTTGCAGCTATCCAACGGCAGCTTTAAGATTTGCGCGTCATGTGCAAATGCGATTCAAGAATATGGAACATACCGATGGGATATTAAAGCCTCTCAAAGGGGTGAAGACAAGCCGATTAAAGATAATGACCATATCATGGACGCCATTCGATATGTTTTGTTTACGCACTTTTTCAAGTCCGATGGCATACACATGACACCTGAACAGTTAGAAGTGATGCGTAGAGAGGTGCAGGGAGGAGTTTCAGAACATGGTAAATTCTTTGACGATAGGATGTGGTAAATATGGAATGGATAGATTTTAAAGACAATCCACCTGAAGATGATACAACCGCACTGGTGTGTAACAAAAAAGGTTGGATGAATGACTATGATATGGTTAGAGCCAGATATAATAACCCGGGCGATGTTTGGGTGTTATACGACCCCAATTATAGGTCAACAGTAACAGTCGAAGTTAGTCATTATTTACCGATACCGAAATTTGAGTTAGATAAATGAATTGGATAAGCATCAAAGAACACGGAAAGCCTTTAGAGCCTTGTGCGTGCTGGGTTATTACTTTACTAAATGGAATCGAAAATGTTAGGCGCGCAATGTTTCTGCCGTGGGGAGAAGGATTATTTCTTTTTATAACCGGCCAACCAGATCAAGTAACGCATTACATTGTAGAACCAGCATTACCGAGGGATGATTGATGACTAACTTCCAGAAAAAATTAGATGAAAGAGACTCGATCTTTTTCCGCTTAGATCGCAAATACAGCATTAGGATGCGTAAGTATTGTCACATTCATCAAATAACGTTGCAAGAGTTTATGGAGCGTGCATTGAAAAAGGCAATAGAGGAATTGGTATGTTAATTTTGATAGGATTTCTTTTGAGTGCTGCATTAGGTGTGATTAGTTATACCATGTATCCTTTACCGCCATTGCTAGTGTTTCTTCCTGCTTTGGTTGCGTTTACATTATCGGCAATAATATTCTCATTGGTGATAATATCACTCATGATTATATGGAGACCTTTTAGATGGAAATAGAGAAGCAAAGGTTTTTGGTTAAAACATATCCTAATTTATATAAGCAAGGGATGAGTTTCGATTGTGAAGATGGATGGTTTGATTTAATCAATGATCTTTCATCTAAGCTAGAACCTTTAATACTCAAAGAAAATGAAGAAATAGACGAAGACTTCTTTTCTTACGCAACGCAAGTTAAAGAGAAATTCGGTGGATTGCGATTTTATATGTCTACGGCTACAGATCAAATGTATGAATTAATCTATGATGCTGAGGACACATCTCTAGTAACCTGCGAATTGTGTGGTAAACCGGGAAAGATTAACAATCATGCATGGGTAACTTGTAGATGCAATAGTTGTGTATAAGATTATAACTCATTGAAAGTTAGATACTTACGTGTAAATTTTATGGCTTTCCAATAATTTTGTTGGTTAGTATAGAGAAAAACACGTAAGGCACTATGTCTCTATTTCCCCAGATTGACCCTGCGTATTATGGCGATGAAGATAAATCGATCCGAGAGATGATCGAATATTATTACGCGCAAGCAATACAAATAAACCAAAGTTTCTGGTCAGAAGCTGATATCGATTCTCGATTTAAGGCAGGCGACCAAACACTCTGGAATGATATCTACGGCAATCTTCCTGCCTTTCGCCGTCGGCAATTCAATTTCAATCGCATTAGGCGCGTTGTCAACATGATAACTGGATATCAACGCCAGCATCGTTTTTCGACCGTTGTGACGCCTGTGATGGGGTCTGACGAGGTTACAGCAGATCAACTCTCCAAAACGATGATATGGGCGAATAATGATGGGAATGTTCTTGAGACAATTTCAGAAGCATTTGAAGGCGCTATCACAACTGGAATGAATCTACTTTCATGTTGGATGGATTATCGCCAAGACCCTATCAACGGAGACATTCGAGTAGATAACGTATCATATAATGAATATCTCATTGATCCATTCTTTAAGAAAAAGGATATGAGCGATTGCCGTTTCTGCTGGACTAGGAAGTGGCTTTCAAAGACAGAGATCAAGTCATTGCTACCGGATTATAAGAAAGAAATCGATTCGATGTATGCACGTGGATGGCGTGATGGGAAGTTTCAGTTTCAACCAGAAGCCTATAACTACGCGATGCAGGATTTACTTACATATGATGAGTTCTATTATTTGGATTATCGTAGTAGGAATCTCCTTGTTGATACTGCTACAGGGGAGACATTAGAGTGGAAGGGCGATGAAACCGGGATGAAAGAATTCATCGGAGTTTATCCCCAAATTTCGATGGTTGAACAGACTGTACCAACAGTAAAATTGGCTATCTTGGTTAATGGAAGAGTGTTGTTTCACGGTAGAAACCCAATGGGAATTGACCGTTATCCATTTATTCCTGTGTTTGCATACTATGAGCCACAGATTCCATACTTCCCATGGCGCTGTCAAGGTGTTGTGAGAGGCCTGCGTGATGCTCAATACCTCTACAATAGAAGAAAGATCATTGAACTTGATATTTTAGAGAGTCAGATTAACTCTGGTATTAAGTACAAAGAAGGCTCATTAATCAATCCTAAAGACGCTTTCTTGACTGGACAAGGCAGATCTCTTGCGTTGAAGCAAGAGGCGAACATGGATGATGTACAGCAGATCATTCCACCGCAAGTACCACCATCAATGATTCAACTTTCAGAGCTGCTTGGGCGTGAGATTCAGGAGATTTCAGGAGTTAACGAAGAATTACTAGGCTCTGCGACCGATGATAAAGCCGGAATCCTATCTATGTTGCGTCAGGGAGCAGGTTTAACGACATTACAGATTCTCTTTGATCAATTGAATCAATCGCAGAAATACCTTGGAGAATTGACTCTAGATTTAATTCAGGCTAATTTTAGTCCTGGTAAGATCAAGCGCATCATTGGTGAAGAGCCATCGGAGCAGTTCTATTCACGCGTATTCCAGAAGTATGATTTAGTAGTAGAAGAAGGCCTCAACACATCTACACAAAGACAAATGCAATTTGCGCAGTTGATGCAAATGAGAGAGATGCAGATTCCAATTCCTACCGGCCTATTGATTGAGTCATCAACCTTGCAGAATAAACGACAATTGATTGAAGCGTTAGAAGCTCAGGAGAAAGGCGCACAAGAGCAAGAGGCGAAGCAAGCGCAAGCAGAACTAGAAGTGAAGATGGCGACAATGGGTGCATTGGAAGCTAAGGCCTTTGCGGATAAGGGTCTCGGAATGGAGCGTTTGGCGCGCGTAGAAGAAAATAGTGCATTGGCCATAGAGAGGGTAGCACAAGCCGAGAAAGACCGTTCACAAGCCGTTTATGAAGAAATAAAGGCAGCCAAAGAATTGCAGCATATGGATTTAGATTCGCTGCACAAGTTCGTTGATTTTGTGCAAAAGTTAAAAGATGTGCACATGAGCAATGAGGAGTCGCAACTTACTAAGGAAGAAAAGGTTGCGTAGTAAAAATCAAGTGTTTAACATCATAAAGATCCTATAGGAGGGATTAGATATGAAAAAAGGTACAGCGCCAACACATGGCACTTCTGAAAATGAAGGTAAGGCTTGGGGACATGGGCAATTTGCCAATATGCCTCAGGAAGTCATTATGAAACCATATCCATCACCTGGTTACTCGACAGACGGACATTTGGATGATACAATCCAACGTTTAGACGGCGACAAGGCAGATGCGCTTCGTAAGAAGAGAAAATCTATGGATAAGGGTATGTATTAATACTCTATCCACAAGAGGACAATATGGATTTTTTAATGTGGGTTAAAGAGACGAGTGACAAGGAACTTACCAACGGTGAGTTTGTCACTCTATCTCGAAAGACATACGGTTTTCTTACAGAAGAGCATTTAGAGACATTCTCAGGAATCAAAATCAAAAGAATAAGGCCTACATATGCCTGTCATGCCACGTCCCAAGGGGAAAGCTCAGAAGATTGCGATGAAGGTGATGAAATCACATTCGAATGAATCGAAAGAGAAATTATCAGACGACAAGAAAGTTCAACGCCAAATGAATAGAGAGATTATTCGATGATCTTTTCTAAAGAGTTCTTAAAAAACCTTCAAGAGCAATCAGAAAAAACATCGATACTCGATTTCCTTATGGTTCATTATATGATGAACTTTGAGGAAGCAATTTTAGAAATTGCCCAATATCTTCAAATGCAACCTGAAAGTTATGAATTCAAAGAAAAGCCTATGAAATCGAGTAAAACTAGGAATAAGGATGAAAAATTCCGAGAAGAATTGATCTCTTTTGTAAAGAAATTCAATGAAGAGAATGCTTGATGATCTATTAAATATGTCCCGCGTGTCCAACATGTCCAACATATTTTTTAGTTGCAAATTTTTAAACAGTTGAAAAGGGTAAAATGACAGTAGGAAGCGAAGCCATAAAGTTGCTGCAAAAAGGCGATGAAAAGCAGGGTGTAATTGATACTCAGCGCGAAATGCAAAAGGGGTACATAGATGACCTCATCAAATGCGCCAAAAGATACAAAGACTGGACAGAACTCTTTTACATTTGTGTTCAAACACGCAGAGAGCGTTTACTCTCCAATGTGGTACGCAATCAGTTCTACGGAAGACTCACAAGACCAACTCCGGAATATGACCTTGCGTTATATTCCTATGACCCGAAAACGGAAAATCTAAAATTTGAGTGGGTGGTGCCGGATAAGGAGACAGTAGAGCAAATAGTAGCAATGGATAAATTGGGCATTGTTGATCCTGAAATAGATCCAGATCTTTGGAAATATTGCCTACAATTTCATTCAAGAACTCTACGATAAGTTCGATACTGATTACAAACTTTTTTTAAGGAAGCCAAATATGCATCAATTTGTTCCTCATTCCAAGATATCATTTGCATAGCTAAAACATCAGAAATAGCAGTCAAACCAACAGAAACCTTAACATTTTTATTGATAAATTCTTCTATAATTTTCGTAGCGATTAAACTAACATCATCAAAATCTTGATCCATTAAAGACTCTCATAAGAAGTTTTATTTTCTCGGTCATGTTCAACCAAATGATCTCTTATATCGAACTCTGTAAGTGGCTCAAGATGCAGATCGTAGACAGAAAATTGCGTTATACTTTGACGATAAATAAAATTATTCAATTCAAATTTACTGGGGAAAATCCTAACTTCACCTTCTGACAAAAGAAAATACATGATCATAAAACCTCCTGAATAAAATATTTTATTCAAAAAGGGTATTGATTTTTTGGATTGTAGTCAAGTGAAACTTTTATTGATTTTCGTACAATTCCTTACGCATTTGGATGCATCTTTTTCTAATTATGTTTATAAAGTCTTCGACACATACTTCTTCAAAATCACATAAAATAGAACAAATAATTTCGAGAAGTGCAGATATACCTACAGCTGCATCAACATTTTTTCGAATAAATTCATCTAAGATGCTAGCAGCAATTTGTTTACTATATTCTGCTTCTTTTGTAAGATCTTCCATAACTAATCCCACCACTTTAAGGAGTGTTTTTCAAAGTTTTTCCAAAGCAATTTGAAGAGATCTTTTTTGATTTCCTCATCTTTTTTGAGAGAAATAACGCAATACTTACAAAATCTACCACCCCGCCACCCTTGAGTCAATTCTCTCCAATTATTTGGCATACAGGAACAGAGTTCAGGATATCTTTTTCCAGATTCAGGTAAAAGTTCATCATTGAAGGCAAACCGCTCTAAAAGAACTTCAGTGATTCTAATTTGTTGGCAAATATCATCACAATCACGATGCCGGTTGTTTTTTTGAAAAGAGATGCGCAAGAGAGAAAGTTTGAAACGCATGATTTCGAAGAGATATGCGGAATCCCAATCCTCATCGCGCCAGATGATTGGAAACCATGCTATAAAGCGTTTTAGGCGCCTATAGCCATTGCGCCACCAATAGAGGCGGAAGGTGTGCCAGAACCAATTTTTGATTTCATAGAGTGCCATTACGAATTATCCTATATTTTCTTCTGGCGGTTTTGGCAGAGGCATCCAATGAATAATTTCTATATGTTCTACATCTATGTCATATCCAGAGCAATTGCAATTTTCTATAAATCGATTATAATAATCGTCCCAAATACATGTATTTATTTGTTCTGTCCTTGTGTCTTTTCCAGATGTATATGTTCCAACTAATATATGTGCCAAAAAATCCCTATCTTTTGGTGGAGGTTTATCCTTAACACTAATCCATCCCATAGTATGTTCAGTGCATTTATCGGGATGGTTGCTCATTCCTCATCTCTCCATTCCCATTTATTTTTTTTCTTTTTTTCCCAAGAACAACGCCCTGTTGCATAACGGATTATTTTGTCTTCAAAAACAATATGCGCCCACATGCTACAAGATTCCGTTTCAGTAATTTCTAAATGTTCTCTTGCTGCTAGTTCACTTTCAAAATAACCCTTGAAATCACCCCAACCACCCAAAGGATAACAATTATCGCCATAGAAAAGTTTATATTTTTTCTGCATAAAACCTATCCATCGCAATTTTTCATTTACAAACTACATCATCCAATGTGCCGTCTAGGTCAAAGATTATCATTTTTCACATCAATGTTTATTGTTTTCACTTACTAACAATCTCCAAATTGCTCCATCCCAAAGAGTGGGATCAATTTCAGGATGACTTGCTATACAATCTTTTAGTAAATTGAAAGCTTTTTCAGTTTCTTCTTGATCTGTTTCCTTTGCTGGTCTTATTTCCATCAAAACCCCTCATCATCAGAATTCACTAAATAATTTCTTCAAATATAAGACAAAATTGGTCAGTAACATTATGAATAAGATCAAGCTCATAAATAAAACGAACATTTCGGTCAGTATTTTGCGCTTCATGTTGTTCTCTTTTCAATTCGTCTGCATATTTTTCAAGAAAAGACAAGAACCTTTGGATTTTAGCGCCTACTTGATATTCATTTGGTGAACAGTTGCAACTTTCACAATTCATAAATCTCCTTATTAAAATTAGCGGAGGCACGAGTTGAACGTGCGCTGCCATGGCTTATGAAACCAGACATAGACCCCTATTCTCCGCGTTAAATTTCCGATTTCTGATTTCCTATACAGAATCGGAAATCGGAACTGTTCAACCCAAGAACAAAAAACCAATCAGAATTAGAATTAAAATGTCGGCACGTTGATGGTCACATTCGGTACATGAAGGGATTGAACCTCCGACCAATGCGTTAACAGCGCACTGCTCTACCGCTGAGCTAATGTACCATTTTAATCAGGTAAATTCTTTCCAACTTCAAAACACTTTTTAATAGCTCTGATAGCAATATTTGTACCGTGATAGGAACCTGCAATGAAACAGCAAAAACCGAATAGTGGAATGAAAAAGAAGTACCACCAATCCATTATCTAACCCCTTGCAAGAACATCATTTTATCACCCATAGCATATGTAGGAAGCTTTCCATCCCATTGCTTGATGGCTTGAGATTGTATCAGATTCTCGTCTAATGATTCAGCAAGTAATTTATTTGCTTTAGCTTCGGCTTCCGCCAGAATCGTGATTGCTTGAGCGTCAGCAGAGGCTTTTGCGGTTCTAGCAGTAGCTTGCGCTTGTGCTTCAAGAATACGACATTGCGCTTCACCTTGAGAAGTAGCCACAAGTTTTTTGGCTTGTGCTTCTGTCTCGCGCAATTCGTTTTCTCTTTGTTGTGCTCGTTGTGTGGCTTCGATTTTCTGGTTCAGAGCAGCAACCACGTTCTGAGGAAAATGAAAACGTCCAATGAGATAAATTTTAGAGATAAAGAAACCCAGAGGTTGCAAATCCCGTTTAACAAAATTCTGAACTTCGTCAAAAAATGCTTCCTTAGATAGTCCATAGAGGTCTTCTATTTTCATTTTAGACGCTGACTTATTAATAGCATCCCGAACATTATTTCTAATGAAGACGCTGTTAATTTCATCCATTCCACGCCGATATTTTTGGAATATAAGGGGTACAGAAGTTGCATCGATGTGATAAGTAATCCCAACTTCAGCAGATACGGCAAGCCCTTCAGAAGTTTGAAAGTTAAAGGACTCGTCTGCTTCCCAAGTATGGTTTTGTTCGAATACCGGAAAAAGATAAACAGACTTCCAAGGAGATATCCAGTGGAGGCCAACATGTAGTTCATGATCTTCAACTCCTTTATCGGAGCCTAGCTGATCCACGACAACCCCGACATAACCAGGCTGTACTTGAGTCCAACATGTGAGCCAAAATAATAACAAGAAACAAGCTATAAAACAGGCAATCATATGGTTAATTTTCATTATCTTTCTCCTTTGAAACAATAGTTCTTCCACAGTCGGTGCAATATGTTTCTGTGTTTTTGCAACCATTAGTATTGCAATCACCAATAATAAATCTCTTACAGTATTCTTTTTTGGATAAAATATTTCTATATCTGCATTTTGACAGCTCCTGGCCAACAAAATATCCACAAAATGCACCGATCAAGGAAAGTAATAAAAAAATGACCATCATCGTGCTTTATCCTCGTATGTTGAAAAAAGTTCCCCTTCCAATTTATCGGCGGACATGAAGGGGCACCGCCTTTAATCTGGTGTCTCCCCAGATCGCTTATTAACGCCCACGGTCTCGGCGAAAGGAGAACAAGCATGCGACAGCTTGATTCTCAAAAGGTTCAATCACAAAAAGTGAAAGCGCGGACATTTAATAGTAAAATCTATTTTTCTGCAAGTTTTTTCTATCACTTCTACAAGTTATCCATAACTCATTAAAATACAGTCGCTTACACATCACATTTTATTCCTTTTAAAAATACAAATCCACACAATCTGTTGTGAAGGTAGCAAACGCTAGATTCACCACCTAGGGAGTAGTCAATGGTAGATGAAAACGCTGACGTAGCAATACAGGAAGTCGTCACCCCTGAACAAGAAACTCAACCAGAGACTGTGACAGCCGTCCAGAAAGCGCCAGAGCCTCAAGAGGATGCTCAAGAGAAGAACTGGCGAGAGATGCGACAGGCATTTAAGGAACTAAAGCGCGAAAACCAATTCTTGCGCGAACAGTTTGAAAGGGCACAGCAACCTGCAAAGGCTATTGAAGAAGACATAGACGAAAATGAACCCTATGTCACTCCAAAAAGCTTTAAGAAAAAGATCCACGAGCTTGAACAGAAGCTAGTGGCTAAAGAAGCAGAAAGCATTCCTGATCGCCTGAGAGCCAAGTATGCGGACTTCGACGAAGTAGTTTCAGTAGAAAACGTTGAATTTTTGAAACAAAACGACCCTGAACTTGCGATGTCGTTAGCAGCGTTGGCTTCTGATCCATACAAACAAGGCATAGCAGCATACAAACTCCTTAAGCGATCTGATTACAATCAAGATAAGGTAAGTATGCACGAGAAGGCGAAAATTGCGGAGAACGCAAAAAAACCAACATCGGTACAAGCCGTGCGAAAGCAGGGTGCGTTGTCTGATGCCAATAGATTTGCAAATGGACTGACACCAGAGCTTAAAAAATCTCTCTACGCAGAGATGCAGGCAGCACGTAAGGGGGCGTAAACCAAGATGGTGACGCATGTCCATTACAACAAGCTCGGTGCTTCCAGCACCCGTACAACAGTCATTTAGCTTTAAACTGCTATCTGTACCAGTTCCGTACATGATCCACAAGATCCCAGCCGATCTCAAGCAGATGCCACGAAACGGTGGTACAACACTGCGTATGAGACGTTACAACCCATTGAATACAGCTACTGTACCATTGGGAAATAGTGGTATTACACCACCTCCACAACAGCTTACTGCTGTTGATATTGATGCCAAGATGGATTTCTATGGCACATACATTTACTTGAATGAACAAGTCACACTTCAAAACCAAGACCCAGTGCTTAATGAAGCATCACAACGTCTTGGGGTATCACTCAGACAGACTGAAGATGAACTTACACGCAACATGCTTGCGTCTACAGCTTCATTTATCAACTGCGTAGGCGGTACAAACGGGGATAACCCAACTGAAATGGTGCGCTCTGATGTAGATGCTGTTATTCAGACATTGGCTGGTAACAATGCATATACCATCTCAGACAACATTGAAGGTGATGATAAGTTCGGTACAGCACCTGTAAGGGATGCTTATTTCGCTCTAGGTTCTACGAACTTGATCCGTACTATTGAGAACGTAAACGGATTCATCGCAAAAGCTCAATATCCATCTCAAATGAACACATTGAGACCGGAATGGGGTTCAATTTCTAACTTAAGATTCTTGCTGGCTTCTATCGGTAGCGTATCTCCAACATCATCTGCGCTTGGTGCTGATGTGTATAACATCTTCTGCGTAGGTATGGAAGCATATGCTTGCATCGAGCAAGACGGATATTCTGCACAATTCCTGTATCGTCCACCAATCTATGACGGCCCATTGGCCCTCAACAGTTCTGTTGGCTACAAATTTGCGGAAGTGCCTCGTATCACGAACGATGCCTGGGTAATCAATCTTAGATCAACCCTTAAACCATAATAGGAGGCATATATGGCAGTTTTAGATAATATTTTTGAAGGTACCTTTACACAGGGTTCTACTGCGGTTGTTCAATATTTGAATCTTCCAGGTGGTTTCGATCACATTGAAGTTTTCAATTATACCCAATGGAATGCTGCGTCAAAATCATTCAAGTTTGAATGGTTTAGAGGGATGCCATCGGGTTCTGCTCTTGTGACATCACAAAACGCAGTTCCTGAAGTGTATACCAGTACGATTCCTTCTGGTGGATTTACATTAATTTCACCAACAGGAGTTCCAGTTCCTGGTTCACAATTAAGTGGTACAGCGATTAGCAGTGCAACACCTCCAGTTGTTTCTTCAGCAGCTACTAGCACGCTGAAAAACGGCGATATTGTTGTCATGTACAATTGCACAGGTGCAAAGCAGTTCAATGGCTACTATTTCACAGTAGGGTCAGTAACTGCAAATACATCTTTCACTTTGGCATATGCTCCAACGATTGTTGCTGGTACTACTTGCAACTATCGCATTATGTCAAGTGATGCAGCTTTCTATCCTAGAAACCGTTTGATCGCTTCGATTTCACAAGCAACTCAAGCAGTAGTGACTTTCACAGTTACCCATGGTTTGACAGTTGGTCAAGAGATCGTATTTAGCGTTCCAGCGGCATTCGGAATGACCCAAATGAACGGGTTGAGAGGAACGATCTTAGCTATTAACACAACCACCAACGCTGTGACTGTTAATATCGATTCATCAGGCTTTACAGCCTTTGCGTTCCCACTAACCGCAACTGCAGCGACGGCATATAGCCCAGCTCAATGCGTTCCATTTGGTGACGGACTAGATATCACAAACCCATTGCAAACATCCGCAACACTTGCTGGTGCTACTCAAAACACATCTTTCAACGGTGTGGCATTGGGTCTTGGAGTTACTGGAACAAGTAACGTCCAATCCAATGGTATGGGTCCTGCTGGTTCTGCAAACGATGTGATGTATTGGAGAGCGACTAAGTCAGGCGCTTACTATCCAACTTCATACACACCGCTTTAAACAAAACGTAGATCATTTTCGTGACGTTGCGGAAATGATCTACATAACACAGTGAGCCATGTAATGTGGCTCACATTTTATTGAGGAAACAATGGCAAAAGCAAAAGAAGTAGTCGAGGAAGTTTCGACAGAAAAACCAAGCATGAGCGTAGGGGATCTGGTAGCTCGCATCGAGAAGATGTCCCCCAAAGAAAAACAAGCTTTTTGCAAGACATTATCTACTGAAGAAAAGAAACGCTATATCGGGTACCTGAAAGATCGCGATATGGAAACTATCACAGCGGTTTTCCGCTGCTATGAACCTTTGGGTGGAATGGTCAAGATGACCGTGAAACCATATGAGGGCTGCGAAGCTACATATGAGTTTTACGACAATCAAACCTATACGATCCCAATTTATCTAGCCAAACGATTCAACAATGAGTTCCAGGGTGTTGGTACATGGTATCCAACTCATGCGCACATCATGGATGCAAGTGGTACGCCGATCGTTGGTGTAGGTAAGAAGAATTATCGTTTTGGAATGAATTCGACGGCTCTGATGTAGATGTCTATACCGCAACCATTGAATCTTTTTACTCCGATTGCGTCCAACTACATCTATCAGAGGGCATTGATCTCTGATGTGACAAACGAAGTAAACGCAATTGTTACGACATCTACGGAAAATGGATTCAATAACGGTCAAGTCATCCGAATCATTGTTCCACCACCCTATGGAATGGTTTTGAACTATGTTCAGACGACCATAGAGTTGATTGATGGATTCAGTTTCAGAACACAAATAGATACCTCGGCGCTGCTACCTTTTGTAGCGCCGACTTTTACTCCTGGCCATGCATTTACAGAGGCACAAGCGGTGCCTATGACGGGTCTAGAGTGGAATATTGCGCCATTAACGGGAAATCAACCGCCAGCGGTTCCAACGCCTGTGAATACGGAAATACTACCGCATATGCCACCTGTATACCCCCCAAAGGAGGTTTAGATGTCAGCAACCTTACAAGACATCAGATTGAAAGTCAGAAGGATTACAAAAAGCCCTTCTGTGAATCAGATTACAGATGCGCAGATTGACCAGTACATCAACACATTCTATCTCTGGGACTTTCCTGAACATTTAAGACTATTTGACCTCACATCAGAGCTTAGGATCACCTGTAGCGCAAATATTGATACTTATGACCTTCCTACAAGCGCACCTACGAATGTTAGTCCTGTTTCATTAGGAAACGTTTCTGGAACATCTGCAAACATTGATTTAATTGCAACACTAGGTCTACCTGCTGATGCGACAATCATCCCAGGATCAATCTTGGTTAACGTCAACTCCACTTCCCCATCCGCATTTACTGAGGTTTTCCCATATACCGGAGAACTAGTTGCGGATGCTGGCGATGGTACGCAAGGATTGATTGATTATCAAAATTGCGTCTTGCAATTGAGTTTCAGTTCATCTATTGCATCAAGCCCAGCAACCATTCAATTCAGTTATACAGTTCCAGAATTCATCACGATCATGCCTCCTCTCTATATTGCAGGATTTGAATCGTATTATACACAATCGCAAGCAGAGTTTTTTCGTCTTTACCCAATCATCAGGACTATATTAGCACTTACATATGGAACTGGTTCCGCAGGTCCATACACGGGCACATTATCTTCCACTCCAGTGTTAAGAAATAATGTTCTGATTGACACCGTAGATACATCAGGAAATTCAATGTCTGTCAGTGATGATGGCAATGGAAATTTAGTTGGGAATGGCACAGGAACTATCAATTACGTTACAGGCGCCATTTCAGTTTCATTCAACCAACCAGTTCAATCCGGCGCAGCAATCAATACGCAGACTGTTCCCTATGTAGGAAATAGGCCAGCAGCAGCCCTTTATTTTAACGATCAACTCACATTGAGACCCGTACCCGATCAAGCATACACAATTCAACTACAGGGGTTCAGAAGGCCTACAGCATTGATTGCGCAAGGTGATACTCCAGTATTGCGAGAATGGTGGCAGCTATTAGCAATGGGTGCAGCATTAAAGATATTCGAAGATAGGGGAGATTTCAACTCAATCAATCTCTACATGCCTCTATTCAATCAATACAGAAATCAAGCCGAAAGAAAAACCATCGTTCAGTTGACGAATAACCGTTCACAGACTGTCTACACAGAGATGACGCAAGCTGCATTCGGTAATTTTTATGGAACCATGTTTTAAGTAAAGCCGCTTTACATTGGAGTTTTATGACTACCTATACACCCAATATTCCTCAACCTGGTGACATACCAGCACAGTCACAAGACCAAATTTTGCAAAACTTTCAATCGATAGATGATGGAACAAATGGATTCGCAAGAAATCATGTGAGTTTAACAAATGGCACAGTAGGCCAAAGAGGAAAGCATAATTTTCTAGAATTGGTCCAACAATCCGGAAAACCCGGTACATTGGCAGCTAATGAAAATACTTTTTATGCAAAGTCAGTTACTAGTACGGGTGATGGAGGATATACACAAACAGAAACTTTTCTTGCTCGTGGCACTTCAGCAGTAGAAATTCAAATGACTGCTGGAAAAAATTCTGATGTTCCATTTTCAGATGCTGATAATTTTGTCACTTTTTTACCTGGTGGCCTATTAATTCAAGGTGGGGTTGTTACTTCACCAGGAAGTAGTGGAACAATTTCTTTTTCCCCCACATTTAGTGCTGTTCCACTATCTATTACCTTAACTGCACAAAGAAATTCAAGTTCAAATCCTATTGTAGCATGGGTTGATAACGCATCCGCTCCATCTGCTTCTCAATTTAAATACAACTCAGATGTTTCAAGTATTTCCAAACTATACTGGGTAGCAATAGGTCTAGCATGACGGCACAACCACTATTCATAGGCCCCTATGATATCGGTTTGCAGAAGAACCTCAAGCCTTTCATGCTTCCCGATAAGGCATTTCCTAATTTGGTGAATGCGTTCATATTTCGCGGTCGCATTGAAAAGAAGATAGGATTTTCTCTGATTGGAAGACTTCAGAGAAACTACACAACTGCTTCTATAGGCAATTCTGGGGCTTCCCCTTGGACATTTAATCTCTATACTGTTCTTTCTATTACGGGTGAACCTAACGCAGCAATTAAACCAGGATCTGTTGTTATAGTGATTGGGGGTGCAATTACCTTCACAGATCAAGGAAATGGCACTTTAACATCGATTACTCCAGGAAATAGCGGAACGATCAATTATGCAACCGGTTCGGTTACGTTAACTCACATAGCAGGTGCAGGAGTAGCCACTACAGCTACTCTTTCATATTATCCGACATTACCTGTTATGGGTCTATGTCGACGCGAATTGGTGTCACTAAATCAATTCCAAACCGTAGCATTTGATACAAAATACGCTTATCGATTTTTAGCTGGTGCATGGCAAGAATTGCCCTCTACTATGGTCACAAGATGGAATGGTACTGATTACCAATTGTTTTGGACGACTAACTATGCAAAGGATGCGTCAGGAAATGACCTTTTTTGGGCTTCTAATGATAATCCTGGATTAAATGGATATGCCTTTACATCATTTGCAGGTAGTGTTGCAGGGCCTCCATCAACTACAAACATCACTACGACAGTTGCAAACAACTTTCAGGTAGGCGACAGTGTCATTATCTTGAATTCATCTGCTGGAGCTGCCAATGGCACTACAGGAACTGTTACAGCAGCCGGAAACCCATTCACAATAAGCAATCCTGGTACAGGAGTTTTCACCGATACTGCAAACACAGGTATTGTTTTAAATCTATCCAGACAAGTAACTGGAGTCGATACAATCAAATATTACAATGGTTCCACATGGAGCATTTTCAATCCTACAACATTCTCTGGGATAGTACCTAATATAATTTTGGGTGCTTTGTTAATTGTTCCTTATAAAGATCGATTAGTGCTTCTGAATACTACAGAAGGCAATGCAACAACTTCACAGAACTTTCAAAACAGGGCTAGATGGTCACAAAATGGATCACCAATTGATTTGGTTAATGGTTGGCTTGATGATACTGTTGGTCGCGGTGGATTCGTGGACGCCCCCACGCTGGAAGCCATAGTCTCATGCGGATTTGTAAAAGATACTCTTATTGTATATTTCGAAAGATCCACATGGCAATTAGTATATACGTCCAATGAAGTTTTGCCTTTCATTTGGCAACGTATCGATTCAGAATTAGGAGCTGAAAGCACATTTTCTAATGTGCAATTCGATAATGGATTACTGGCCTTTGGTAACGTGGGAATTCATAGTACAAACGGTGTAAATTGTGAAAGAATTGATGCTATCATCCCAGACGAAGTCTTTACGATAAACAACAACAATAATGGCCCGCAGCGTGTTTCAAGTCAAAGGGACTTCTTAAATGAATTGGCTTATTTCACATATCCTGATCCTACAAGCATACCACCTTCAACATCCTCAGCTTTTAAATTTCCCAATAAGGTATTGGTTTATAATTACCGAAATAACACATGGTCTTTTTTCCGTGAGAATTTCACTTGTTACGGTCCTTACCAGCTTGTGACACCAGGTTTTACATGGGCGAATATGGTTAGTGGCACATCATGGGCGCCATGGTCATCATGGTCAGCACCATGGAATTCCGGCTTCCAATTAACTGGAGTGCCTACAATCTGTGCAGGTACGCAACAAGGGTATGTTGTAGAGTTGAACCCTGACAACGTTACAAATTCGGAAACACTAAGCATCAAAGGCATCACAGGATCTACAATAAATAGCCCAAACCATAATCTGGAACAGGGTGAATATATTTATGTCATTGGATGTATTGGTTCAACCACATTCAACAATCAGATTCTCAAGATCATTTCCGTTACGGATGCGAACAATTTCGTTGTGGATCAAACGGCAAGTGGAACCTATCTAGGTGGTGGATCAATCCGACTATTGAGTAATATTAACATCTTCACCAAAGAATTTGCTCCTTTCTGGGCTAATGGAAGAAGGGTTCGTTTACGAAAAGGGGAATTTCTCTTTTCTAAATCATCCGAGGGTGAAGTGACTTGCAATGTATTTGTAGATACTTCTGAGAATTACTCAACAACAGAATATGATCCTAATTTAGGCATTAACAATGCCGTTTTGGGTACAAACCATATCTCAACAGCACCAGAACCAAATATTCCTGCACAATTGCAACAACAAGAAATCTGGCAGCACATGTATTTCTATACCTCTGGAGACACATTCCAGGTGCAAATTACCTTGGATGATTCTCAGATGCGAAATTTGGACATTGTAGATAGTGATATTGTATTGCATGGGATGATCTTCTATTTTGAAGAAGCTGGAGAATTTCTATGACGGCTACTCCTGAAGGTGGAACATCACCATTTCTTCCTACATTTCGAAATCTGGAACTCAATGATGAACAGCTACGCATTGTCCTTTCACAATACCTTACAAACTCGGCTTATGCTGTAAACATTAAGCAAAGTGGACAATATGAGACTATAGAGTTATTGAGCAGTCAGCAATTTACAGATCAAACATCGGCACAAAAGAAGAGACAAGGATTTCGTAAGATTTTCTATATTGATCCGGCAAATTTGACCTTTAGTCATAACATTTCAGGCGTGCAACTCTTCACTAATATTTACGGTGTAGTTTCTGTGTCCGGGGGTTGGTATCCACTGCCTCTTGTAGACGTAGTTAATGTGACTAATCAAATATCTATACAAGTGACTAATACTCAGGTTATTATAACAGGTGGAGCTACGGCGCCTATGATAACTGGCGGTATAGTGGTTTTAGAGTATGTAAAAAATTGAGGTTTTTATGGCGTGGGATTGGTTATTTGGTAAAGAAGCAAAAGTAAAGGATTATCATCCATATACGGATGAGCAAGAGAATTTTATCAATTCAGTCCTTCAACAAACTGGTCCATTGAATCAAGCTGGAATGGACTATTTACGCCAAATTCTAAGCAATGATCCTAGGGCGTTTGAGGCGTTTGAAGCACCCATAAAGCAACAATTCGAAGAAGAAACTATTCCAAATATATTAGAGAGATTTTCTTCTGCGGGTGCAAGAAATTCATCTGCATTAAATCAAACTTTGGGACGTTCAGGAAGAGATCTTTCTACTCAATTAGCCGGTCAACGAGCAAATTTGCGTGATAGTGCTTTGTCAAGATTGATGCAATTTAATCAAACCGGACTTACACAAACAAAGCAACCATACATGAAAGGTGGTTCAGAAGGCGTTGCAGGCCCATTACTTAATCTTGGTGCATCAGTTTTAGGTGGCCCATTAGCGAGTGGATTTAGCTCCTTAACAAACTTTTTGAGTTCTAAATTTGGTGGCGCTGCATCTGGCGGTGGTGGTGATTTAACAGGTGCATATGATTTTGGTTTCAGAAGTGGCGCAATGACTTAGGAGAAATTTATGGGTTTTGTTCTTCCACGCAATCCTAATCCTTTGGTGGGTGCGTTAAATACATTAACACAAACTTTTACAAAGCGAGCAACTGAAGACCGTGAAAACAAATTGATCGGTGATGCTTTTCAAAAGCTCAACGACCCCAATATTTCACCTTTGGAGCAATTAGTTACATTAAGCCAACTGGATGTGTCTCCTGAGAAGAGAAAGATGCTTACAGAGGGTTTTAGCACCATTAATGAGCAAGCCGCAAAAGCACAGAAAGCGCAACAAGAACGACAGCGCAACGTGCAAGTTGCACAGCATTTAGGTTTAGAGAATCCCGAACAATATGCAGATCATGATCCATCTACAATTGTTGCGATTCATAAGCAGAAGAATCCTGTGGCTAAGGGAGGAATTTCTGCTCAACCAATCCCGGAAGAACACTTGAATAAAATAGAAGAAATCGAAAATGCGAATCCAAAAGCCTCACCCGGTGAATTGATTAAACTATTTGCTAAAGCACAAATTCCTGAATCTTCATATAAATTGCGCGTTGAAACTAAAGGGAAAGAAGGCGAAGCATCAAATAAAAATCTCCTTACCATTCATGAGTATTCTGAAGATGCTGATAAAGAAATTATTAATGCTTCTAAAACAGCACGTAAACAACTCGAAGCTGCAAAAGATATTGAGGAAGCTGTTCGTTCAAAAAAAGTACAACCTAATTCCGTTTCAAATTGGTTTAGAGGTTTTGGGAAGATTGGAGATAAAATCGCTGATGCTTTTAAAAATGCCGAGCAGGGTAAATTTGAAGCAGCTCTTCCACAATTGATCGAGGGTTGGAAAGATGTTTTCGGAGTCAGATTATCTGATGCCGACTTAAAAATCATTCAAGACAAACTGCCTAGTATTGGCAAAAGTGCTGAAGCGAATGAAGCCATTTTAAAAGTCATCCGTAAATATGCACAACCACTTATAGATAGAGAACAAATTGGAAGACAAATCAAAAAAGAAAATAATGGTTATAGACCTCTAAATTATACTGACATGATTGAAGAACGATTAGAGGCTATGAATGAACCTGTAATGGTAATTAGCCCAAAATCTGGAAAGCCAGTTTCTATTCCACGAAGGGATTTACAAGCAGCTTTAGATGCTGGGGGAAAATTAGCCAATGAGTAGTTTTAATTGGGATCAATATGAGCCTGAAGTTGCAACAGAAAATCCACCACAAAAAACTCTCCCTAAAAATACTCCTCCGTTGAAATTTGAAAAAACTCCTGAAAGTTTTGATTGGTCAGATTACGAAAAAAGTTCATTTCCAGAAGAGGTTGAAAAAGAACCGGACTCATTACCTGCAAAAATTTTCAGATATGTATATTCTTTGCCTTCAGGAATTGGTCAAGCATTTACTTGGCCGTTAGATGCAGTTAACTTTTTGGCTCAAGGCGAAGGTTTGAGTGGATTAGAAGAATATGAGCAAAATTGGGAAAAGTGGCAGCAACAATGGCCTGGGGTGCAATTTCCTGATCCTAACTCAGAAGATTTCAGAAAGAAGTATTTAGAAGCTGTTGTTTCAGGATCAGAATATTTTCCAAGTCAATCAAATATTGAACGCATTATTGAAGAGAAAACAGGCGCACCACTTGTTGCAACTGATAAATTGCAAAAATTAATCCGACTTGGAGGTATGGCTGGTGCATTTCAAAAAACTTTAGGAAAAGCTGCTGTAGCTGGTGTGACAGCTCCTGTCGTATCTGGAACAGCGCAAGTATTAGGTGCAAATGAAGGCGTTGCAGATGTTTTGGGCTTACTCGCTTCACCGGCTCCTGGAGCTATAAATCAAGCAATAAAGAAATCTCTACCATCTTCTAAAGCTGCTGCATTGGAATCTAAAATTATAGGAGCAGAAAAGCAACCAAGTTCTTTTGAAACTGCTGAAAGCATTTTGAAAGACTTACAGAGCACTCCAGAAACTAATGAAGGTGCTTTAGGATTAAGAATTCCTCAACAAAATAAACCTTCAATTAATGTCGAAGGAAGAACTATCACCTCTAAAGGAAAGGATCTTGGAGTTAGACCATCAAAAACTTTTGAAGCAACAAATCTAAAAGATGTTGTTGGCAACACTATTTCTCCTCAAAAGTTCTATAACACCACCGAAGGTGGAAAAGCTATCACAGATGAAGTCAGAAGACTTGATGAAGAAGTTTATAGAGGGGTAAATAATCTTTACAAAAGGTCTAGAGAACTAAATTCTCAAATCGAAAATATTCAACCAAATCTTGTTGAAGATTTAACCCCGCGCATTCGGGAACTAGAAAAAATTCCTGAACCTTCAGATGTACAAAAACGTCTAATTACTGCGATGAAGAAAATTAGAAATGATCTTGCACATATCGGTGAAGATGGTGAAGTAATCGGATACAAGCCGATTAATAACCAAACTCTAATAGATCAGGTTCAAAGCTTACGCCAGATTGTGGATTATGATTTTTCCCATGGAAATACCAAGAACATTTTTAAGCCATTGATTAATTCTATCGAAGATGCCGTAATTAACACATCAAAGCAATCAGGGAATTTGGAAGCCGTAGCAGCAAATATCGAAGCCAAAAATGCATATAAGAATTGGGTGAATGCTTTTGATACGCCTTATATGCGCCCTTTGCGCGACAGAAGCAATAAGGACTTTAGCAAATCATTTAAGTCGGCTTTAGATTTGGATGAATATAATGTCTTAAGTCCTATTTTGAATGCTTCTGAAAGAGGAAAGTTGCTTAATCAAGCTGTGTCAAGAGATTTAGTAGAAAAGCATCTTGCACCATTTTTGGAGAATCCTCACAAAGCTAACACAAGAGAATTTAATAAAACATTAAGAGAACTGGATGCTGTTTTACCTCCTGGAATGACTCAACAAATCCGTAACAAATTCAATGCATCGCGTAAAACACCTTCGTTTCGTGCAAAGGCAAAGCCGTTTACCAAAGCTGAAGAGGCTTCAAGCAAATACCTGAAATTGAAACCAGAAGATATACAAGCTAAAATGAATTCCCGTTCAGGTATTAGAGAATTGCGTCAGGATCTATCTGGAAGTGAATCAAGAAAGAAATTATTCAATCAACTAGAAAGACAAAAGCTTCGCTCGTTGCTTCGTGAAGGGAACATTGAGAAAGAATTCACCGGTAATGATGTCTACAATGTGTTGAATAAAGAAAAGAATGCTGAAATCTTTAGAGAAATCATGGGAGAGCAAGAGTTTGAAGCAGCACGACAAGAGTTTAAAGAGATAGGCAAAAAGCAAATTAGAATTGATAATCTAACAAAATATTCTAAATATATTGGTGTGCTGAAATTTCTTCACAATTTCTCACCACTTTGAATTCTGCATATCTAGAAAAAAAACAATCGCTAACCAGATCATTCCTGTTCCTGTTGATGCGATAAGCCCGAAAGATAGTAATAAAGCAATAACTTCCATTCTATCCCGCCTTCTTCATTTCGCCATCATGTTTGAGCATGCAGCATTCTTTTTGTGAGAATGCGCCTTCCATACGGCAGAGGCGACGATCGATGTCTGTGACTTTATCATCCATTTTATCAACTCTATTAGTTAAGTAATCCATTCGATTATTAAGACTGTTCCACATAATGATCATGAGACCATAAGTAATTGTAAAACCAGCTCCTAAAATCCATAAAATTATATCTAACTTTTCCATATTTAACCCATACTTTTACTTCTACTTTCAAGCCATAGAAAGAACATGGTCAAGGCAAATAGGTGAAAAAAATTAATTTTTTCAAATATAGCTACCAAATCCACGTTATATTCCCTTTTCTCACATTATATCACATATCCCATTTATAAGCAATCCTGAACAAATATTTATCAATTTCTTGGGTATTTTCACCCAATTAAATCTGCATTTCTTAAGATGTCTTAAGTAACTAATAAGGAGTAACTTATGACATCTTTCAATGATCCAGGACTCAACCCTTTGGCATATACTGGAGTTAGAGCAAATAATCCTGCAAATGTGATCCAAGCCACTAGAGCACCGACTACAACAGATGTGGGTTACCAATTAGGTACTTTATGGGTAAATACTACAGCTCAATCAAGCTATCAACTTGATGGTTTTAGCTCTGGAGCTGCTGTTTGGGTAGTTCTTGGAGGCGGTACATCTGATGTAAATACCATCAACAACCTATCTCCAACAGGTGGTAACATCACAATTGCCGGTACTGCAAATCAGATCACAATGACCTCTGCTGGCTCAACAGTGACAGCATCGATTCCATCGGCATTTACTGCTCCTGGGTCTATCACAGCTACTACTACTGTTGCGTCCACGACGACTATGACAGCAGGAACAGGCCTCACAGCAACTACAGGCAATATTACAGCTACTACAGGCAACTTTGTGGCCTCGGCTGCTGGTCAAGGCATCCTTTTGAATTCTTCTCAAGCTTCCGGCGCTGCTGCTTCCCCAGTAGTTGTAAACGGGAGATCCGGAAGAGCGACTTTTACTTCTGTGTCAATCGCTGCAGCTGCCGATCTAACATTAACAATTACAAATTCATCCATCACAGCTTCTACAACCGAAGTTTTAATATCCATGAGTGGTGCAACTACAGGTTCAGCTTTGAGTATTAAAAGTAAGACTGCTTCATCTGGATCTCTTGCAATTGTGGTTACAAACGGCACTGGAGCTACTACGACAACCGCAGATATTCAAATCGACTTCTTAGTCCTAAACGCATAAGGAGCTAAAATGTCGGCATTGGTAGCACGTTTTGATGCAGTCCGCACAGTAGCAAATGGTAGCATTACTGCTTCCTATACTGCTGTATCGACCGCATTTCAACATAGAATGCGCATCATAAAATTTGTCAACACAACCGATGCGGGGATGTATTTCTCATTTGATGGTACAACCAATAATGATTATGTCCCTGCCAATAGTTTTGTCCTTTACGATCTAACCACAAACGGCACAACCAATCCAGACTTTACTTTAGAGCTATTTACGCAAGTATACGTGAAGTATGAATCTGCGCCTACCACGGGTTCTATTTACGTTATAGGCGTATTTGGAAGAGGTGAGTAGATGTCACAAGCTGGAATGAACAACACATCCCAAGGCCCAGTTCCACCTTCTGTAGCAACTTCCTATGTAACCAACTCTGGAACAGCAGTACCAGCCGGAAACGTTTTGAATGTGTTAGGAGCAGCAGGAACGGTAACTTCTGGATCTGGTAATACCATCACAATCACTGTTTCAGGCTCTGGAATGACTTGGAGCGCGATTTCAGCAAGCCAGACATTAGCAGTAGATCATGGTTATTTCTGTACAGGTGGCGCAGCACTGTCATTGGCATTACCTGCTGTGAGTGCAGTTGGAGATGAAATTACTGTGGTTTTAGATGGCTCTACATCATGGACCATCACACAACCCAATGCAGCAACCAGAATTCGTTTAGGCAACCAGCAAACGACTTTAGGAGTAGGTGGAAGTCTTGCTTCTACAGCAGCAGGAGATACCATCACATTAGTGTGTGAAACAGCAAATGCACGTTGGGTAGTTATTTCATCTATAGGAAATATAACATTCGTTTAAGGGTCATATGGCAACAAATAATTCTGTGAATGAACCAACAGCAGCTTCGGGAACGGTCCTGCAAGGACAAGGTGTAGGAACTGCTTCTGCATTTTCTACAGCGACATATCCTTCTACAGCAGGTACAAGTGGTAATGTAATAACTTCAAATGGAACTAATTTTGTTTCTCAAGCACCTGCTGCTTTTAGCATGAATATCCAAACTTTCACCGGATCAGGAACATATACACCAACTGCCAACATGAAATATTGCATCATCGAAGCTCTAGGCGGGGGTGGCGGTGGTGGTGGTGCTCTACAAGGAGTAAATAATGGTTGTGGTGCAGGAGGAGGTGGTGGAGAATATCGCCGAGGTACATTTAGTGCAGCTACAATTGGTGTTTCACAAGCTGTAACTGTTGGCGGTGGTGGAAATGGAGGTTCAGCGGGAAATAACGCAGGGTCCGCGGGTACTGCTTCTTCAGTAGGTGCGTTAATTTCTGCAAATCCAGGGCAAGGTGGTGCTGCTAATAACAATAGTTCTACAACTAGTACTGGTGGTGCTGGAGGTACAGGTGGATCAGGTGGTCAATTAAATATTGATGGAGTAGTCGGCATATACGGTGGAGGACAAGGTAATACATTTCCTGGAGGATGGGGTGGAGCAAGTTTTTTTGGTGGGATAACTTACAAAGGTGTTAGTGCATCATCAGGACAGCTTGGCCAAGCTGGAGTTAATGCACCTGCCAATAAAGGAGGTGGTGGTTCTGGTGGTCAAGCAGTGAGTGGTTCATCAGTAGCCGGAGGTAATGGTGGCTCCGGCATTGTGATCGTTACTGAATTTATTTTTGCGTAGCAGGTGAAGAAGAATATTTGCCTGCGTTTTTGTCGATCTGAAATTTAATTTCACTATAAGCCATTGATTTTCCAAAATTGATCCAATACATAGACCTAGCGTTTTCGTCTAGTTTTTCGGGAAATATATTCCATGTCATACCCATATAAGAGAAGTATCTTTCATCTACAAAGTCACACATTTCAGTGTACTGCTTTTCATAGTAATAGACTTTAGGATCTTCTTTTACGTCTTTAGCATATGCAACAACTGGAATCAGAGCCATCAAAGTTAAAAATTTCTTCATAATTTCCTCCGGTTAAAGTTATCTTTTTGCATAGACCATATTTTCAGTCATGATTTTTGTCCAATATTTTTTATAAGGATTTCTAGTTTTCATCTTCATCTAAATAAGAGAGGACAGAGCTGAAGGCATGTTCTGCGCCTAAAGAAAACCAAATTTCAAAAATCTTGTCTTCTGTAAGATTATCAGACAATAAAAGTTCATGTTGTCTATCTTTGATCTCATTTGTGCTTTCTACGCAAAATTCTTGGATATCCTTTTCTGTATATGCCAGAGCAGGAATCAAAACCATTAAGGTTAAAATTTTCTTCATAAGTTCCTTCTACTCCATTACCTGTTTTTTAACCAAGTAAACAAAAGGATTGCAATTCCAAATAAAGTTGCGGAGACGGTTGAGAACTTGTCTTCATTCATAAAATCACTCGTACTGGATTGTGAACAGGGTCGTAAACTTCATCCATGATGCTAGCATTAACAAATTTAATAATCGTTAAATCCACCATTCTGCCACCAAATTCGTGTATGTGTCCAAACACATGTAATTTGGGCTTTATACGCCCTATTACATGATTACGCAGTGATTTGGAGCCAACGTGTATACATGATTCATAATAACGCACCTGGTCAAGAATGCCTTGAGGAGGCTCATGTGTAATCAAGATATCTATGTCGGAGGGAATAAGTTTCCATTTCTCATCCAGATCTTCTTCTGTGTCGAGTGTGAAGGCTTTGCATTTAGGGTTCATGCCTTTGAAGGATTTTGTCCAGGGTGTACCCCAGATTTTAAGGCCTTCGAATTCTGTTCCTGAGTCGCAGAGATATTGAATTTTTGTATCATGATCTTCATCTATAACAACGCATGTTTTATTCCACATTAGAGAGTTATCGTGATTACCAGCTACAACGATAATTTTTTTATATTTTTGATTCATCATCCATATGCAAACACTCATCCAATCATTTCCCGTATCTCTTTCAGTTAAATCCCCAGCAACAATCAAAAGGTCTCCGCCTTCTAAATCGGGCATGAAACCATGCAGATCAGAAATACAATCGATTTTGATTTGATCCTTAGACATTAGATGCACAATTCTTGTGGTGGCTCTTCATGATGCAATGGTAATCTGTTCTCAATACATGGAGAAGGGAGTTTAAACACCTTTATGTTTGTGCTATTTTCGTTCCTAATCATTTTCTCATATATCTGTGGGAGATATTTTTTCAATTCTTCCATAGACCCATAAAAATAAATAGGGGAGTAAGTTGGCTGACTTGATGAAATATATACTGTAGATGAACGATTCATATCTCCATCCGATGCGATGAACATAACAAGATCTCCTATCGGTTATTTATGGTTTGTTGAAAGATCTTTATAGACTTTTCAACTCTTTTACTCCTAACTTTTTTTTCTTCGGATTTATTTGCAATTTTTTCTTTAGGCATATTTTTAAGAAAAAAATGTAGCATTTTTGTACAAAGATCACCGGTTTGTTTATTGCTTAAGATCAAATTGTTTTTTTGCATGTGATGCCATAAAAAAGATTTAAGACCATCAAGCTCGATACTAAATTCTTCAAATGTAGTAGCACTATCATACCACTCCATGAAATGGTCTAGACCTTCTTTGGGCGACGAAAACCATCTCCCATGGAACCAAAAAGGCTTATTCTTTTTTTCTTCTCTCTCCTTTTCAACTTGTTCATAAAACTCAGAACAATTTTGTAATTCAGAATATGGCTTCTGCAATAAAGTCTCAGTCATATATACCTCCCAAAAAATGGAAGATATAAGATATCCCAGTTATAAATATAACACAATAAATATTTTATGATCTCTTTTTGAGTAATCCTTCCAACACCCATATTTGATGCTCTAGGGCATTTATTTTCTCTTCCAGCGCATTTACTTTAGAGCCCAGAGTGGTAACCTTATGGAACAAACCTTTTCTCACCTTCTCAAGGGAAAGACCTAATTCATGGATTTTATCATCGGGTTCTTCTAAAGGAAAAAATAAAAGTTGTTTAGGCTGCATAATATGACTCATCAAGGGGGTTAGAATTTTTAATATTATAAATTCCTACTAGCAAAAAGTAATACTCTCGCCAATTTGGGCATGGACGGATGCGAGAAAGTCCATAAGGTAATTTTTTCATGAATATGTCAAATTCAAATTCAGGATGATCAGTCAATGTTAAAAACGCTTTGAATAAAGATTTGGAACGAATCCAACAAGTTTGGGATGTAACAACCTGTTTGTCTTTAATATATTTTATGAAAGTTTTGAATTGAGTCATTTTTTCTGAAATGAAATCCTCGTCTTGCAATTCTAAATCACCCTTCTTAAATTTATCATAACGTGTTTCTTCAGATTTTCCCTTCGCAAAGATTAAAACCTGTGTAATGGAAAGTTTATGATCTTTCATGATTCTTTCCATTTTGATGTATTCTTTATTCTTTCCTTTCATGTGAGCATTTAGAAAATCTTCAAATGTCCATTGACCCATAGTTTGAAGAGAAACGATATCGTCAACCTTTGAAACCTCTTTCTCTTGACAGACGATGTAATGGATCGGAATTTGTAGTTCTTTTGCTGCTTCTAATCGATGTTGTCCATCAATCACATTAAAATTCTTATCTACAAGAATCGGTTTATACATCAAAAGATTTTTATAGGAAATAGACGATTTTAGTTTACTTACTAAATTGAAATTTATGGGTCTGTTATAATTTAAATATTTAAACTTATCGTAATTTGTTGTTGACATTGATGTCATTTTTTTCTCCTAAAAGTTCCACTTTTTTTTCTAAAGTTTCGAAACGTTCAATAAATATTTCAATTGCCATCAATTTTGATTCAATTTGATCTAAGAGATCTTTTAAATTTACATCCACAAATGAAGTAGTGCTGTTATTTGCAACTTCAGCACTATAGTTCTCCCTTCCTCCACCTTTTTTTATTTCATATGAAATAGTTGATTTGCTACGGTTCAAATGTGAAGAAAGTTGTTTATATGAACAACCCTCTTTTAAAAGTTTTTCAATAAGACGCCTTTCTTCTAGATTGATCCGTTTCAAAAAATATTCTTTTTTTATTAAAGGTAAAGGAGGTTTTCTGGATAACCTTGGTCGAATATCAAAATCATTGGCTAAAGCAAAAGCCTTAGCTTCTTCTTCGGTCTTGAATGATTTCCTTTGGCGTCGATTATCCAAAATAAAATCTAATCTCCAATGCTTTCTTTCTAGATACAGACTAGCCACATAACCTCAATGTGTATTGATTCTCCAACACTCAGACGGCGATTTGCGGTAATCGTCCAAATTGATACCTTTCAAAGCGGGTATTGCCTTGTAATCCACATTCCCTCTTCTCATAAAACGAGATAAAGTCAGGACGTTTCCCTTGATGTTCTGCCCGTTCGCGCAGGAAATTAATTTCTCCCTGAGCTGTTCGGATTCTTCGATGTAGGGTTGTAAGAACAACCACCTTTGCTCTAGAGTTTTCCATTCATCATCCTCCCTTGCGACATAATCTTTATCAGACATAGGAGGCGCATCAAGCTCTTCAACTCGGCGCCAGAATTCTTTTTCTTTTAACATCATTTCATCGATGTATTGTTGGTTTCTTTCAACTTCTAAAAGTTTCGATGACTTTCTAGTATAACTAAGGTAATAGATCATGTCTATACCAAAATGTTTAACACATTCTGCTTGATGTTGTAATTGCGGATAGTATTTCTCTGGAATAACTCCATCCATTGCACAAATATGATCTTCTGATTTTTCTGACATGGGACACTTGGTTTCAAGGACGAATCTTTTTTCTAAATCCATACCATCCAATGACGCCATCATAAACTTATGGGTAGGGTGGAATACGACAGAAGGAAATACCACAATGCCAGTAAGCGCCTCGAACTCTTCCCGAGCCTTTGGCTCCATAGCTTTTCCATGGCGCATGGCATCCGTTTCGATGACCTTTTCTCCTTTACCTATCTTTTCTAAGTAAAGTTGATATAGAGTGCGTTTACCAACACCCATGATTACCGGGGCATCTGAAGCCCCGATATGTTTTTGTCTGGTTTCGTGCCACTCTTTTGATCCTTGCTTCATGCTGCCTTACCTTTGCTTTCAGTAATTTTCTTACTTACAGCAGTTTTGATTTTATCAAAATGTTCCACGGGTAATTCATGAATAGAAGCTGCTTTGATGTCCGGACCCCGGATATAATCATTCACAGTTTTTTGAAAAGTAGGGTCAGTATGTTTCAACATGTCTAACAATTCAACTGCCTGCCCTTGACTTATATTCACAATTTTGGGCGAGTCTTTTGAAAAGACTCCCGGGGTGTATGAATCATAACCAGGAAGAAATGGGTCTTGATTCTCAAAGAGCATTTCAAGATTGCATCTCTTTTCATCAAACGCATTTTTCACAACATCAGGAAGTGGTTTATGTGGCACTGGCGTAAGGTTATATTCAGTGTTTACGCCTTCACCTTTCTTCGATACTTTAATATCATAGAAATAGGGCGCACCCCAATCCTCAGATTGACAGAGAGCCTCTAATGCGTTTCTCAATGTAGCCTGAGTAATCTGGAATATCTGAATCTTCTCTTCTAAATGATTCCAAACGATAAATGCCCAAAAGTGCTTAATCGGCTTTTTGGCATCGTGTGGCTTCATTGGTTTAGAGTCCATGCGATAGCGCACAGGCTTATTATCAATCCAATCTTCCCAGCCTAAAACAGGCTGAGAGAGTATTCTAAATTTGTTTTCTCCATCTTGCAACTTCATATAATTGCCGGCTGCTTTTGGAGCTTGGTAGTCTTTTGGTAAAAATTCCATAGTTAACCTGCCTTTTGTACTTGTGCTAATTCAATAGCAAATTTGTGAATCTGTGATTTTTTTCTTTCGATAGATGGTAATCTTGGCACAACCCATTTAACATCAAGAGTATCTGCCATCTCACCAAGTCTATCATCGAGCTTTCCTAGATCTAGTGTGCCTTCTCCGTAAAGAATGTCCACAATGTCTAGAAACGCATTCTCGATAGTGTGTAGTTTTTCTTGGTACTCGCACTTATGTTCCATGTAATCCGATGGATCACAGTCGGGATATGAACCTCCGCGAGTATAGTAATCATCCCATTCTTGTATTGACCGGTACATAATTTTCCTTGTTTTGTGTATTTTTCTATTTGTTATATCTACCATTCAACACCTTTAGCAAGAGGTCTTTGCGTAATCGCTCGCTCCGTTAATCGCGTGTGTCATGGTTGATGTTTGTATTTATAACACATGTTGGTTTTTACAACAAGCAAAAAAGGTAGTCAAATATGAAAAGGGTAGCCATAATCTAGAAATATCACAACCCTTTTCCTAGACAAAAAGGTAGTCGTTAAGAACTAAAGATAAGTGACTTACAATCATTTTAACAAATGAATTGTTACAAAAGCCAACATCTTTTAGACTATTATAAGTGAGGTAAAACAATGGATCTGAGAGAATTTATTTTTTTGCATGGTTTAACGGTAACGCAAGTTGCTAAAGATCTTGAATGTAATCGATCGTATTTTTCGCAAGTGCTTCATGGTGAAGTAAAAGCAGGTAAAAGATTGGCTAGAGATATCTGCCGATACACAAATGGAACTGTTACCGAATACGAGCTAAATAAAGAATTTAATCGCAAAAAACTGAAGAAGTCAGTATAAGAAGAAGGCACCAAGTTAGAAACCTGGTGCCTTAAGATAGAAAACGCTCAGTATCCCCATACTGGGCAAATAACAAAGCTGGTAACGGTGCGTGGCATAGGCAAAAAGCCATTTATGGCTAAACGCCCCTTTTTATTACTTGAGCCCCTTTGCGTTACGTGTCTTGCTATTTACATCTCTAAGTATAGAACTCATAGGAATTAAATACAAGTGAGAAAACTCAAAAAACGAAGATTTTTCCTTTTGGAACGAAAAAGGGGCCACCGAAGTGACCCCTACCTATAAGGAAAATTTACGTACAAAGGTATCATATGACATCACACGAAAATAATGCAAGATCTTTAATGAAAAATTCTACTGAACCAAGTCCACAAGAAATGTCCAGGGATTTCAAAGGTATTTGGATTCCACGTGAAATTTGGCTTTGCAAGGAACTTTCTATCACAGAAAAAAGTTTATGGGCTGAAATTCATTCTTTGCATGACCGATCAATCGGTGCTTGTTACGCAAGCAATGAATATCTCAGCAGGTTTTTACAATGTACCACAAGAAATGTTCAATATTATCTATCTAGACTTCTAAAAGCTGGTTTTCTCGAAATGTTTTTTCACGAAGATCAAAGATACATGCGAGCAACAATTTCTACTGAAGTTATTGATTTTCAAAATGATGTGAAAACTAAGATAGGGGGGGGTGAAAAATCCTTCAGGG